AAGTGCGGTAGCCAACGCAGTAATAGTCACAAGTACTCAGTCATCTATCCCTTTGCTGTCAGGTACAGACGAGATCTTGACGTTCACGCCTAACGCTTACTTTGCTGGTATAACTAGCACTGGTAGTGCTGTGATATACATCACACCAGGAGATGGGGTCTAACATGGTTCTGAAGACTGTTTCTACTCTTGGCGGTGGTGGCGGTGGTGGCACGCCTGGAGGCGCTAACAGCACAATCCAGTTTAACAATGCTGGAGCTTTTGGCGGCTCTGCCAACCTCACTTGGGATGGTGGTAACGTACAGATAGGTTCTAGTGGAAGAATCAAACTATCTAACGGCACTACCAACTACGTTGCGTTCAATGCTCCAGCAGTAATCCCGGCTAACGTTACTTGGACATTGCCTAGTACAGACGGAGCTACGGGTAATTTTTTAATTACCAACGGCTCGGGAACCCTTTCTTGGGCTGCTGCAAATTTAACTCCGATTGCTCCGACAAACTATTCGTTGCCTGAAGTGTCTGGCACGACTACCGTGGGTCAAACGCTGTCATCTACGACTGGTGGTTGGAACGGGTATCCAGCGCCAACGTATGCCTATCAGTGGGTTCGTGGTGCAAGCAACATTGCTAACGCTACATCAGCAACGTACCCGCTCATAGACCTTGATTACAACAACACTATCAAAGTTATTGTCATTGCAAGCAACTCAGCAGGTAATGCTACTGCCAATTCTGTAGATACAGCTAACATTGCAGGTACGGTTCCCGGTGCGCCTACGATTGGCACGGCCACGCCTGGAAACACTCAAGCATCAGTTTCGTTTACTGCAAATGCTGTTACTGGTGGCCCCAATGTCACAATTTATACAGCAACATCTAGCCCACAAAACATTACTGGTACAAGCAACGTTTCTCCTGTCACTGTATCTGGTTTGACAAACGGAAACTCATACACGTTTACTGTTACCGCTACTAATATTATTGGCACGAGCTTGCCTAGCGCGGCCAGCAATAGCGTCACTCCACAAGCAATTGTCCAAGATGCATCATTTGCTTATGTCCCGCTGTTGCTAGAGACAACCAGCACTAACGGGCAGAACAACCAGGGCACAACGACGACTAACGGGTTTCTTGACAGCAGTAGCAACACTTTCACCATCACCCGCAACGGCACACCGACGCAGGGTTCAGTCACTCCGTATTGGCCGAATGGTCAGTGGAGTAACCTTTTTGCAGCGAGCGGGGACTACATCAGCGTTCCTGATGCAGCAAACCTTGAGTTGGGTAACAGCGACTTTCAAATAAGCGCTTGGGTGTATTTGACCTCGTACCCGGTTAGTAACGCCGGAGATTTCAGCTCTACAATTATTGCCAAAGGTACTATTTCCACAACAAGAAGCTATGAGTTGAATATCAACGGCGCGTCTGGAACGGGATTCGGTCTTGTTCTTACAAATGCTGGCGGCACTAGTACGGCTTTCAACCCTTCGTTTTCTTTTGCATTAAACACTTGGTATGCGGTTAGAGCCACTAGAGTTTCTAATCGCATTTATCTATTTGTTAACGGTACATTGCTTAACGCAGGTGGAACGGCGTATACAGACACTGTTAGTAATACCAGTGACACACTAAAAGTTGGACGAGCGAATTTAGATGCTACCTACGTTTACCAGTTCTTTGGATACATTAGCAACGTAAGTCTTGCTGTTGGCGGGGCTGGCTATTCTACTGCGTCTTATACTCCAGCAACAGCTCCAACAACTGCCACTTCTGACATTAAGTTTTTAAGCTGCCAAAGCAATAGATTTAGGGACGGAAGCAGCGTTCCAGCCGTAGTTAGCGTTTTTGGAACCCCACGCATTCAGGCATTCCAACCATTCTCCCCGACAGCTCCGTACACTATAGCGGCGTATGGTGGAAGCGGGTACTTTAATGGTAGTACGGATTATTTGACGGCAGCAAGCAACGCAGCATTTGGTTTTGGTGCTAGCGATTTTACAATTGAGTTTTGGGTAAACGTTGCAAATATAACAAACCGAATGTCGTTTGTAGATTTGCGTAACGGCTTAGTCGTTGCAATAGGCCCCCTTGTTTACATGACGAACACTGGGGCTATAGCTTATTATGTCAACGGCGCGAATCAAATTACAAGTTCGGCAATAACGCCAAACTCTTGGACTCATATTGCGGTTTCTCGGTCTTCATCATCAACAAAGTTATTTATAAATGGCGTACAGGCTGGAAGCACTTATAGCGATAGCAACGTTTATATTCAGTCATCTGCTTTTATTGGGCGTTTTGCGGAATCTGCTGATGCGTATTTAAACGGATACATTTCCAATATTCGTCTTGTCAAAGGCACGGGAGTATACACCGGCAACTTTACCCCTCCCACGCTCGCACCGTTAACAACCGCAGGCTCAACCAGCGCGGCAAGTTACACAGACACCACCAACGTCAATACAAGTTTTGCAGCCGCCAACACCAGTCTCCTGCTCAACTACACCAACGCAGGAATCTACGACGCTACAACGCAGAACGTAGTGGCTACGGTTGGGGATGCTCAGGTTAGCTCGACAATTACCCCGCAATGGGGAACTACGAGCATGAAGTTTGACGGAACTGGCGACTGGCTGACGGCTATTGACGGCCCTCAGCTTCAGCTTGGCACGGGCAACTTTACAATTGAAGGCTGGTTCTATTTGTCGCTAAATAACACCGCTTATGGGATTGTTAGCAAAGGCGCGGCATCTACTGGTTGGTCGGTCAACGTAACCTCTGGAAACAGAATCCAGTTTAGTTACACAGCGGCAAACCTGACAGGATCAACCACAACATTGGCACAAGGCTCTTGGTATTATTTTGCTGTTGTCAGATCAGGAACCGCTACTGGAAACCTTAAAATTTACCTTAACGGAAACCTTGAGGTTACTAGCGGCGGGGCTGTAAATGACAATTTTAATCAAACCGATATTTTGTATGTTGGTGCTAGTCGTACTGGAACAACCGCGCTTAATGGGTATCTCCAAGACATTAGAATTACCAAAGCTGCACGTCCTATTACAGCTTCGCCAGCCGCACCATTCCCTATTCAGTAAGGATTAAAAATGTTACTTGCAAACATCAATCTTGTTGTCAAAGACAGCTCGGAGTGGTTTCCATTCCAGAACTTCGGTTCTACTGGACCAACGCTTGAGTACATCCGTGAATGTGGGTTCTACCCTATCTGCGTGTGGAAACCATACGACCATGCAACGGAAAAGCTAGTACCTGCTACGCCGCATTTGATTGACGGTCAGGTTTTCACTGTTGATGTCGCGCCGATGACAGAAGAGGATCTAGCGCAGCGCACCGCGACTCAGTGGCAAGTAATTCGCACGCAGCGCAACCAGATGCTCAAAGACAGCGACTGGACGCAGGTGGCTGACGCCCCAGTTGACAAGGCTGCGTGGGCAACGTATCGACAGGCTCTGCGTGACATCACAAAACAAACAGATCCGTTTAAAATCACTTGGCCCAAGCACCCAGGTCAAGTGGATGTACTACCGATTCAATGATGGTGATTGAATGTCAGACAATACTGAGACTAAACTAGCCGTGCACGAAGCAATTTGTGCAGAGAGATACAAACAAATCTCTGATACGTTGGCTTCCGGCGACAAGAGGATGACCAAGATTGAGTATCTTCTCTACGCAGTGATTGCAGCGGTGTTGTTTGGTCCAGGTGTTGCAGCAGAGTTTGTAAAGAAGTTGTTTGGCATATGAATATGGATGATTTGTCATACGTTGAATTTGGAGACGTAGACGGTCTAGGGGTGATGCTGTTTGAGAATGGTGTGCAGCACAAGTTGTTTTACGAGCAGTTGGCTGACAAAGGAATATTGATACCTCAGTACCCAATCATAGATGCAGACCCAGAAAACCTTGATGACTGGTTGTTTGTTCACAACCAAGAGCATGAAAGACTGGCAAGTCAATTGAACCTAGACAATCCTTTTCAGTTGATCAACGCAGATTGGCAAGTAGAAAATGATTTCTATGATTGGATAGGGGTACATTTGAGCATCCACCAACAGATTGTCAAAGTGTTAGGACTGTAATGGACCCACAACTGGAACAAGCACAGGCTGCTACACAAGAGTTTATGCAGCAATACGGGATAGATGCTAGAACGATGGCTTCTATTGG